CCATCCTTACCTCGGGTCGCAACGACGGAGTCGCCTATCGACACCTCCTTTGCTCCATCTTCGGGGCCAAGTAGTTGAGGCATTGACAGGCGACTCCTTCGGTTGCAGTTAGGCGTCCGTCGGGGGGTCTCCTTTTGGGGAGACAACCGCTTGGTGAGAAACGGGAGAGACCGCCCCGACGAACTACCTAAACAGTAGTGGGTGACTACTGAATACCAGTGATGGAACCTGACCAAGCCGGTGCCCGGTGGATCATGGTGCCGTATTGGTACGTGCTGATGTCGTATGACATCTGGATGACGGGCCACTCGATGACGTTCATGTCAGTGACATTCACGACCTGAGTGGTCTCGCTGATTCCGCTGTCCGGGAAGGGCAGGGTCTTGCTCCAGATGATCGCCGATCCAGCAGGCGCGTATGGGTGAGCTACTACGTCAACCATGCGACCTGTGTATTCGTTAGCGATTGCTGAGACAACCGAACCGATGGTCACACCATCCGAGCCAGCCTCAAGGTTGAGACGGTAGCCGGTGGGGTTGCCCTGAGTTTGGATGCTCTTAGCAAGTTCGCGACGAATCGCACCAGTGGTGATGATCATCTCTGGGTCCGCGATTACGGAACTGTAGAGACTGCCAAAGCAGTCCTGAAATTCTGCGCCGGGCTCCGTAGTGGAGAGGGCAGCGTTCAGGCGCTTGGTGTAACCACTTTGCGTCGAGTCCGTCAGCACCGTGAGCAAGCCGTCGTAGCCAAGGCTGTTAGCCGAACCATCCGAAGAAGGAGCGGTGTAGGAGCCTGAGCCAGCGGTCAGCAACGTTGTCGATGAGCCGGTGAATGTCACCTTGTTGGTGTACGTGCCAGAAACGGTACCGAAGTAGACGTTCGTAGCAAGTGCCGCAGCTGGGATAGCCGAGAAGGTCAGCGTGACCGAGTTGTTCGATCCGGTGACTGCTTGGCTCTGCTCAGCGGTAGCGACAGACTCGCCAACACCCGATGAGTAGGTCAACTTGAAGTAGACGGTGTCAGTTCCACCGACGAACGTGCCGCCTGTGGTCGTGGCAGCAGCCTTGGTCAAGTTGGCTGAGGTGACAACTGGGGTCGCCAGTGCGCCAACGTATCCGGTGCCAGATGAGCGGCTGTAGAGCAAGTTGCGCTCTTCACCGAGCATGTGTGCCCAGAGGGCGGCGGTGTGGCTGAGTTGACGGAGGTCGGTGTAACCCTGACCTGCGTACTGGGCTTCCATGAAGACTTCGTCCGACACACCCTGCTCGACATATGAAACGACGTGGCGGTCTGCGGCGTAGGAGATCTTGTTAGGACGCTGGAGGGTCGGGCCACCTGAGCCACCGAACTGCGCCGAGGCCGAAGCCGAGGAGAAGAAGGTGCTCTGGTTAGCGATGCCACCAGTGTTCGAGTTGGAGACACCAGTGATCCGACGGTATTCCTTGGCCTGACCGATGCCACCGATGCGGCTGATCGAGTTGCGGAGAATAAAGGAACGAGGCACCAAGAGAGCAAGCGCTGGGTCAAGGTCGTAAGGAACGAGACCGAGGTTGCCGTAAGGCGTGGTGTTCAATGGGTTGGAGAGCGTCCAGTCCTTCTGAATGTCAGAGAGACGGTCGAGAGCGCCCTGAACCTCAGCGACGGCTTCAGGCGACATGGCCTTGGTCGTCATTTCGGAACGGAGAGCCTCGATCTGGGAAGCCGGGTTAGCGGAAGCGGTCTTGACGATGCCTTGGTAACGCTCGAAGCGCACCTCGCCACGTGCGGCCTTGGTGTAAGCCTCGGCGTGGCACTGTGACATAGCGGTCTTGAAAGCCTCAAAGCGGTCAACACGCTGTTCAGCAGGAAGGCCTGCGAACATGTCGTTGACTGAAGGAGCTGCGAGAGCCATTTTTAGTCCTTTGGTTGGTTAAGCGCCGATGATTTCAGCGGCGGTCTTGTCGAGTTTTGCGGCCTTCAACTGGTACTGAGTAGCCAGTTCGGGGTCACTGATTTGTTTTGCCATGTTACGGAAGTACGAAGCCTCCGCTTGCATCCGCTCCGCCTCGAAGGCCTTGGAGGTTTGCGTCTGCGTCCGGGCCTTGACAGGGCCTCCGGGAGCAGCCATTTCCTTAACCCGATCCAGTTCAGCCTCTAGGAACTCAATCCTCTTTGCCGCCTTGGTCAAGTTGGTAACGGTCTCGGTGATCTCGTCGAGGCCGAGGGCCTTAACGATCTCGGTGCGCAGCTCGGCGACGGCGTCTTCGCCACCTGCCGATGCGGCCTTGATGATGTCGGCGCTAACGCCCATAGCGACGTATGCCATGTTGTCGTCCTCCTCTGAGGGTTCGGTGGTCATGAATGGAGCAGTGGTTTCGCCTTCTTCGGATTCGTGTTGCCACCAATCGAGGAAGATCTGGAGAGCGACGAGCAGGTTGCGAACATCGCAGACCTCGTCTTCTTCGCCGTTCTGCATCTCGGCGAGTTCGGCGGCGATCAGTGAGATCAGAGCAGAGCGCACTGCATCGAGGTCGGCCGGGTCGTGCTCGACCTTCTCGACTTCGCCTTCGACGGCCTTCCAGTTCTCAGGGATGAGGTCATCGCGACCGAGAGCAAATGCGCGAGCCTTGATGTGAGCCTTGGCGGCGGCTGGGTCTTTGGCACGACCGAAGGCTTGGATGGCGTTCTTCAAGTCCTTTACGGTCTTGATCGGGAATCCGCCCCCTGGCATCGCTTGACCTGCCTCGGCCATGTCAGCACGCTCGGCGTCTGAGTAGTCCTTCTTGGCAACTTCAGGCTCTGCGTCCTTGCCTTCGATGTGACGGTCGATGTCCTCTTGCGTCATCTCGGCGTTGGAGCGGAGCGGCTTCTTGCGGTCGTGGACTTCGTTCTGAGCGTCGCCGTCCTCGGCCTCTGAGTTCTGCACACGGCCAGCGCCTTCGCAGTGAGGGCAGGTCTCGCCGGTGTCTGGGAACTTGCCAAGGCCGTCACAGACGGTGCAGAGGTGGGTGTTCGGGTAGAGGTCTTCGGTGTTCTCGTTCGGCTGGTAGAGCGCTTCGGCGTTCCACTCGGCGTCGAGGTTCACGTTCTGGTTCTCAGGAGCGTTCGGGTCGTCGGACTTGGTCTCGACTGCGTTCCACTCGGCGCCTACGGCCTTAGCGATGCTGGCTGAGCAGGTGGGGTTGGCTGGGCGGTCAACGTAGGAGATCTCCACGATGGTTCCAGCGACGATGCGGCCACCACGAGCGTTGGCGTCCTTGACGACCTTGGCGTTCTTGATGCCGACCGAGTAACCCTTCAGTGCCCCGGCTTCGATCTTCTTGGCGGTGTTCTCGTCGATGACTTGGCTCTTCAAGTACCAATCGTCGCCGTCAGCGTTGAGTTCGAGTCCCACGCCAGCGGCGATGGGCTGGTGCATCTCACGGACGTTGCCGAACTTCATCCACTCTGGCATCGCTTCCTTCAGCCATGCTGGGTCGCAGATTTGCTCATCGAGGTCGATGTCGGGGCCGGTGGCCTTGCCGTAGACGATGAGGTCGCCGTCTTCGGTCTTGGTCTTAACGATGTCGCCAGCGTAGGCGTAGGTGATGTCGCTCATGAAGTCGTGATCCTTTCAGGGAACCTTCTGCCGAGATTAGATGCCAAGGCTTAGTCAGTAGCGCTAGGTATGCCTGCGCCGGTGATCGAGCACCGACAGTTCGGATGAGCCGGTGGCACAGGATCGCCCCAGTTGAAGATCACTGCGTCCTTGTCCATGCAGTCGTCACAGGCTCCGTCATATGCCATCCACTCCCATTGGTCGAAGCCCATGCCTTGAAGCTCTTGGCTCTGACCTTCGTTCTGAGCTCTTGCGACCTCGGTGGTGGCGATCATGTCGGCTCGGTCTGAACTGCCGAGGTAGTCACGGATGGAAGCGCTGATCTGAGGCACGCCGTCACCGTTAGCCAAGCCCTGAGCGATTCGGTTGCCGATGGAGTTGACAGTGGTCTCGCTGATGCCTTTGATCCAGATGCCACGAGCGTCGAGCAGGTCGGCGAGGCCTCCGTCTTTGAGCACCGAGGCGGCTACTGCATCCCCTGGAGTCCATGCGCTCCAGTCAATCGAGGTGGCGTACTGACCTGCTGGCGTGTCGGTGGCTGGCTGATCGGGGTTGCTGACCTGTGCCGCTCTGATGCCGGTGATGTAGGACGAGGCGTAGATCTTCTCGAACACTGAGTTCAAGGGGCCAGCGTCGAAGCGGATGTTCACGTCGCCAGCGGCCTTGGTCGGTGCTTCAGCTGCGTGGATGGCCGCCAAGATGTCTGCCGGGTTCACTGCGTCCTTGATGGCCTTAGCGATCAGAGGGCCGAAGTGAGCGACTAGTTCGTCGTGGTGCTGTCCACCCGGTAGTTCACTCGCTGTCCGGCTAAAGGGCGGCGGCTCGCCTTCGTGACGTTCAGCCGGGCCTGCTCATTGAGCGTGGCGGCTACGTCGGGGTCAATGGTCTCGAAGTCAAAGTCACGCTTCCACTCGCCAGCCTTGGCTCGCTTGGCGACGTAGGCCTTGAAGACCTTCATCTCGTCAGAGGTCTTGTCCGTGATCGAGGCAGTCCAACTCTTAGCCGGATCTCCGCCCCATGCCGCCCATGCGACTCGGCCGGGGCTGGGGTAGTCATCCTCGCCGGGGTTGAAGCCTTTGCCTTGCTTGTCAACCTCATGTCGAGCGAGGTATGAAGCCATCCGCTTGACCGTGTCGAGGCTGACCGCTCGTCCAGCTGCAAGGTCGGAGGCTCGCTTGCGTCCAACGTCGGTGAAGTTGTCGCCTGCGTGGCCGTCCTTGATCCACTCCAGCGCTCGCTGTGCTTCCTCTTGGACGCCCTTGGGAGGTGTGAAGGTGTCTGACTCGGCGGCCTTCTTGGGTGCTGATGGAGCCGAGACCGAGGTGATGTCGGTCTCAGGTGGCGTCATGCGCAAGGTGGCTTCGTTCAGATCCTTGTCAGGTGCGTTCTGGGTCTGATCTGCGGTCGGAGCGGCACTGCTGATCTGGCCTGAGAGGTGCGTAGAATCGCCGTCTGCGGCCTGAACTTGTCCGACAGTCTCTCCATCGCCGGTTGTTTCAAGAAGGCCTTTGAGAAAGGTGATCTGGTTGCCAGCCACGATGAAGGGTTCGTCGGCTTCGGGCATCTCGTAGAGCGGTTCGCCTTGCTCTGAGCGCACGTCGTTCAAGGTCTTCTGGCCTGAGTAGAGGCTCATCTGGAGCGCCTGAGCCTTCATCTCCTCGTTCTTGGCGGTGTCGGAGTCAGCGAAGACGGCCGTGATCGAACGGTCAGTGCCTAAGAAGCGGTGGTTGAGAGCGTTGATGCAGTCGAGGATGAACTGCTCGGTCGGGCGCTTGTTCATGAGCTCGACTTGGTCTTGCTCGCCTTCTTGCTGTCCACGTCCTCCGAGGCCGGTGCGAGGGATGATGCCGAGTTGCGTTGGCTGGACACCGAAGCAGGCCGCCACTCGCTTGATGAGGTACTCGTCATAGTCCGACTTGTAGCGCTCATCAATCTGAGGTGCGAAGGTCGGGTCGAAGCCCTTCGGGAGCATCTTGATCTTGTGGCGCTCTGCGGTCGAGCCGTTCAGGGTGTCATTAAGCACACGCTCGAAGGCGGCCAGTTTGAGGTGATCGAGCTCGTCCGAGTCGGTCTTCATGAAGGTCTGCGGCATGGTGCCTTCAGTGAACTCCGACTTCATCCACTGCTGGCGCTCTAGGTAGAGGCTCGCCATTGGGATTGACTGCTCGACGGCTGAGTAGCCATAGGGCGACCATGAGCGGCGGTTCTTGACGAAGTAGGCCAACTGGTCACGGATGAACTCGCCCTTCTGTCCAGCGTCAGCGAAGAACTCGCCATCGTTGTTTGGGCTGGCTTGGTATTCGCCACGAGGGAAGCCCCAGAGCACTTGCTGGAAGGCTGGTGCTGGTGGGTGGGGGATGTCGCCTCGGTTGTCGAGAAGCGGCTTGATGGTGCTGGCGTCGATGATCTCGAAGCCGATGACATCTCCGCCGAGGTTGTAGCGAGGATAGACCGGGACGCCGTCAAAGACGAAGTGTTGCCACATGAACTCGGTGATCCACTCACTCCATGAGCGGTCGCCATGCACATAGGGGTTCTCCCAGAACATGAGCAGGTCGTCGATGGCTTCGCCGTATTGCTCACGAGCGATCTTGTTGGCCTTGGCGTGGCCGACGTTCTGCTCGTCCATGATCTTGGTGATGGCTTGGTCGCTGATGGTGAATGACAGAACCTTGCCGGAGATCTCAGCTGCACGAACCTCGATGCAACGGTGCACCACGTCGCACTGCTCGCTGAGCGCCTTCAGGGTTGACCAAGGTGTCGTGCGGAAGTCGAGGTTCAGGTTCCATGCGACCTCGTATTGGTACTTGCGAGGCAGTGAGCGGCCGGAGTCGTCAAAGACAGGGTCGAGCGGCGCAGGCAGGTATGGCATTGCCGGGCCGAGCTGCGAGCCGAAGGCGTCCGATGGACGTGGCAGAGGCATCGCCGGTGAGCCGGGGGTCTGGAGCAGGTTCTGACCACCTGAGCCTGCGTAGCCTGAAGGTGAGCCGGGTAGTGAGTTGACGATGCCGCCGCCAGCAGAGGCGAGGCTGAGGAAGTTCTTGTTGATCTCCTCGGTTATGGCCTTGACGAGTTCGTCCTTATCGACGGCCTTCTTCTTGCGGTTCCAGATCGCCACTTAGGCCTACTTCTTGCTAGCGGCGACTGCCTTGGCGGTCTGGGCTTGGCGTCGAGTTGCGAAGTGAACGACCTGCGTCAGGACTGCGCCGATGGTGCCGACCGATGACAGGGCGGTCTGAACGGCCACAGGCTCCTTGAAGCCAGGGTGGAACAGGGCGATGATGGCGACGACCGCAGCTGCGGCAGTGGTGATGTTGGCGACCCATGTGTTCGGGTTCTTGATGATGCTCTGGGCAGAAGCCACGACCTTCTCGGCCTGTGGGATTGCCGCCTCAACGGTTGCAACGGGATCGGTCATCTAGATTCCTTTCGGCGCTCCGCAAGATGGACACTGTGTCTGATCGTAGGCGACAGGGAAGTTACACCGGACACACGGAGGAGCGATGCCTGCGAAGAAGGCGCTGGCTGACGATCCCTTGGCGAGGTTGAGTTCGGTGATTCCATGCACCAAGGCGTCGAGGCGGTCAGGTGAGTAGCCAGAGTCTGGGAGCCACGTTGTCATCTGTTCTTCGAGCTCTGGGAAGGTGCCGACGTGATGAATCCGGCCTTGCTCGTAGAGGGCGCTGATCGGCTCGGCTCGAAGTCGCTTGCCTTGCTTGGCGTGAACCTTCTTGAACGGAATGTGGTGCTCGATGGAGCGAAGGGTGTGCTCGACCATGTCTCCGCCTTGGTTGGTCTCGGCCACGATGACGCCGATGTTGCCGAAGTCATGCAGGGCTTGAATCGCCTTGCGTGCCCATTCGGCCGGTGAGCCTTTGAGGGTTCGGTCTGCCAGCACATAGCCGTCGCCATCGTCACCCTTAGCGACGACCACGAGGCCGGTCATGTCGGAGTCTTCGCCAGTTGTGGTGGCTGGGTCGATAGCCACGACCACTCGCACCATCTCGACCTTCCTAGATGGATTGGCGCTTTGTCCTTGCGGCTCGGGTGCGCTTGACGTGCTTCTTGGCAGTGGCCCGGTGGTGAGTTGCCTTGTGAACGGATCGTCGGACGTGGTGAAGCTTGTGGTGCCGGGCATGACGACTGTGTCGGCGCCGACTCGATAGGCGTCGATGTCTGCGCCTCGCCATAGTGCTCCTTCGACCTCGTCGATGATCTCGCCAAGTAGTTCCTGACGGCCAAGGCGTGTGCCTTCGTATCTGCTCAGAATAGCGGTGGCGACTGTGGGTGCAAGGTTAGAGAGGTTGTCGTAGGTGGTGCCTCGACTGATGACCGTGTGCTCGTCGGCCATGATCGTCTTCAGGATCTTGGTCGGCCGAGGTGTTGTGGCGATAACGACCTGGGGGTGTTGTCCAAGGCGAAGGCCGAACTGAGCCTGATCCCATGCGTCTGCGTACTGCCATGCGGCTAACTCGTCCGCCCAGATGTATTCGTGCTGAGGCCCACGCAGGCGGTCTGGCTCCTCGGCGCTGAATAGTTTGATCCGGCTGGCGTTGTGCAGGATGATCTCGCCGAGGCTTCGGTTCCAGTTCTTCAGTTGACCGTACTGACGCAGGATCGAGATGATGCCTGACTCACCCTCGGCGCAGGTGTCTCGAGCGTCACCAAAGGTTCGAGCGATGATGCCGCATC